TTTCTGGTGCTGATCGGCGCCTACGGATACTTCTCGGTCCTGTAGCGACAGTCGTGGCTGCAGTCGTTCCCAAACTTTCCACGCTGACTCGTCTACTTCAATTCTCGCTTGCGGATCTTCGACTCGTCACGTCTGTTCTTCGCAGAAGGTCCGGACGCGGGACTTATACCATATGTTTAAGGTCCCATCGTCGCTGGAACTGTCCATATGACGAACTCGCCCAGCCGGCGTCTCAAATTCACTCGCGAGACGATCGCTACCCACGGCGATCTCGCCGACCCCGACCGCGATCTGCTGCAGGACTTCGACCGCCAGCTCGGCCTCCGGCAGTACTCGACCGAGCGCCACCTCAAACTCTTGCGGCACTGCAAGACCCTCGGCGGCGTCGTCGAGACCAGCAAGGGGCCCGACGAGACGCCCGACGTCACCCTCGCAGCCACACTTGAGGACCGCGAGGCCGCTGAGGAAATGGTCGCCTGGATCAATCGCCAATACGACAACGAAGAGACCAACCGGGACATGCGCGTCGCGCTCCGGATGCTCGGCAAGCACGTCACCGATGGCGACGACGTCCCCGAGACCCTCGACTGGGTACCCTCGACGACCAGCCGGTCCTATGACCCGACGCCGGACCCGGCCGACATGCTCGACTGGCACGATGACGTCGTCCCGATGATCGACGCGGTCCACAACGCCCGTGACAAGGCGCTGCTGGCCGTCGCGTGGGACGCTGGGCCCCGCGCTGGGGAGCTGCTGGACCTCCGCGTCGGCGATGTCTCCGATGGTAACCACGGCAAGCAACTCAGTCTCGACGGCAAGCAGGGCCAACGCAGCGTCACGTTGTTCGTCGCCGATGGGTATCTCGCCCAGTGGCTCGACCGCCACCCCGCCAGCGACCAGTCCACGGCGCCGCTGTGGTGCAAGCTCAACGACGGGACGTCTGGTCTCACCTACCAGCGCTGCAACGACATCATCAAGCACGCAGCCGACAAGGCCGACATCGATAAGACGGTCACGTTCACGAACTTCCGGAAGTCCAGCGCCTCGTTTCTCGCCAGCCAAGGCGTCTCCCAGGCCGTGCTGGAAGAACACCACGGCTGGAGTCGGGGCAGCAACGTCGCCGGCCGGTATATCGCCGTCTTCGACGAGGCCAGCGATCGCGAACTCGCCCGTGCCCATGGCCTCGACGTCTCCGAGGATGAGGACGACCCCATCGCGACCATCGACTGCCCGCGGTGTGGCGAGCCCACACCACAGGACCGACCGTTCTGCATGCACTGCCACGCCGCTGTCGATGTCGAAGCCAGTCAGTTGATCGACGAGCTGACCGACCGACTCAACCGCGAGATGGTCGCGCGAGACGATGCTGATGAACGGCAGAAACTCATGGAGATCAACCAGGCGGTCACGGACAAGGCCGGGCACCTCTCTGTTGCGGACTTGCATCAGATGCTCTCCTCCGTTGACTCGAAGGACTGAAGCAGCTGGTCGGCGATCCGTGCGATCTCCGGGTCGTCATCGCCCCGGAAGTACTCCAGTGCCTCACGTTCACTGTCGGTCAGGATGCTATCCTCGCCATCCTCAGTGTGTGTCGTCGAACTCATAGCATCGCCCCCAGGATCACGAACAGTCCCAGCAGCAGGGCCATCACGACCGCCAGCCGGAGGATGGTGACGCGGTCAGGCATCATCGCTCACCCCCCGCAAAGCAGTCGATCGAACAGGGTAGCTCGCCCGGGCCGACGTGCGGGCAGCCACCCCGATCGGTGCGCTGGCCCTGGCGGCGAGCCGAGCGCACGGCATCGCGACGGAAGCGAGTTCGATCACTCAACACTCCACCCCTCCGGCGCGTCCTCGTCAGCAAGCCACTGCTCGGGCGACCGCCGGTCCCTGCGGTTGACATCGTCGGTGGAGTCGTCGAAACAGGGCAGACAGTGCTCCCGCCACCAGCCCGTCTTGTTCTTGTCCCGCGGATTCAGCAGCGCGTCGCCGCACTCGTCACACGTCGTCATCGTCGTCCTCCTTGCGGATGCCGCCCGATAGCGTAGTCTGCCCTTCGGCGTCACTGTCGCCCAATCCCTGCTGAGCGACCGCCCACGTCTCGCCGTCGCGGTCCTGATCGCGACCCACGTCGTCGCCGGGCGTTCCATGCAGCTTTTCGTTGGCTTGGATCTGTTCGCAGCCCGAGCAGCGGCGGCCTTGGCACGCCGATCCGCACATCTCGCAGGTCACTCTGATCCCTCCCCGAGCGTCGTCTGCTCGGTCACTGGATCAAGCAGGTGCGGCCCGACGGAATCGTGAACCCACCGCGCAAACGCACTCGTCGTCAGGTCATCCTCGTGGGCGGCCACCCAGCCGGGCTCACAGACCAGCGCCTGCACCGATTGACCCTCCCACATGTGCGTGACGCCCAGCAACGACACGTCGCCACTGTCGACATCCGACAGGCGCGCGTCGTTGTGATACCGGGCGCCGGCTCGCGACGGCGGGATTCCCTCCTCGCGGTCGCCGTCGCTGTAGGAGACCGCCCACACGTCCGCGCGGTGACTCTCCACCTCGGCGTCGACGAACGATTCGAGGTCGACCGACGCCTCCCGAGGCGGTGCGCCGAGGTCCTGAAGCAAGATGTCCCGCAGCAGACCCTCGGCACTGCTGGTGGAGATACCGGCCAGGCCCGCCGTGGGGGCGACCAGGTACTGGCCGTCGACGTACTCGGCGACCTCATCCTGTTCGGACACGATGCCGTCACTGGTGCCGTAGGCGACCTGCTGTTCGGTGTAGCGCTTGTCTGCGAGCTGGCCGAAGTACAGATCGACGCCGTCGAAAAACTGCTGTTGCTCGACCGCAACAGCGGGATAGCGCTGGTCAAGGCGCTCGCGGATCTCCCCGTCTGTGCCGTCGAACCGATAGAGCAGAACACCTGGCATCAGGCATCGCCTCCGTTGCGTCGTTCGGCAACAAGCACCTGGTCGCGCTCGTCGTCATAGACCAGGATACGGTCGCCGACGGCGTCGCCCATCGACTCCGCGACGGCCGGATCGAGCGTCCCGACAACGTCGAACAGATCACTCATCGCGACCACCACCGTTGGTGAGGAGATCACCGGGAGCCATCTGATCCAGGTGCTTCGCGTAGCCCCGATTCACGTTTTGCTTGCCCTTCGGTGCGCGCTTGTTCGGCTCCTCAAAGTGGATGCCACACGCGACGCAGTACCACGTCCCATCGCTCGTGGGGCCATCGGGGGCGGTGGTCCGGCGCTCGATCGTCGTGCAGTCACACTCGGGACAGACCGTGAGGGTGCCGCCGTCCGTCGCAACCTCCTGCTCTTGGCTACGTTCGTCGACCACATCGTAACAGTACTCGGGCTGGTCGGGCGCGGTGAGTATCATGTGCCCAGGCGGAATCTCGGGATTGTAGTCCCCCTCTTCGTCGGGCATCACGGCGATGACGCCGTCGTAAAACTTGACATCGGGCAGCCCAGCCTCCGTCGTTTCGAACTCTGCGTCGACCTTGCGAGCCTTGACAATGAACGTTCCCTGATACCCGCGGAGCCACTTTGGCATCTCCAGTCCATCGTCAGTCAGCCGGAGCGTGTCGTCGGGGGTAAGTTGCCCGCCGTCGGTGATCGGCTCGCTGTGGTCGCCCCCCTCGGGCGCAAAGTCCACGACCCAGAGCTCGCCGTCACGCTCAAGCGGAAACCGCCCCTCGGGCTGGGTGTCGCGCTCAAGTTCGTCTTTCAGCCACGCGCCGGAGAACTCCGAGCGACTATCCGTCCCGTGGACGCTATAGGCGTTTAGATGCTCGGGGTCGGTCGGGACGATTGCGACGCGATTGCCGTCGATAAAGCAGCGCACCGCCGCCGGCTCGCCCAGCGCCTCAAAAGCGGCGACGAGGATGAAGATGCGGTTCCCAATAACTGTGATCATCGGCCGGTCCGGCGAGTACCCTCCGACCGGCGTTCGCTCGTGGTATCCGTCGGGGATCTCAACGGTGTCAGTCATCGCTGCATCACCCCGTAGCCGTCTCTGGATTCGCTGTATTCACGGTCCTCCCGAACTTCGCCAGTCTCGCGCACTTCGTCGGCGTGCTCCTCACAGACCCACCAGTCTATCTCGGTCATCGCCGGGCCGCCGTAGTAGACTGTGATGACGCGCTCGGCGAGATTTTCACAGGTCAGTTCGGGATGGTGTGGCGGCTCGCAAGCCGGCCGAGTCCGGCGATGGCCGTCAAGCGTCATTTGTTCTATGCCGCTGCTTGATGGCTCACTCATCGCCATCCCCCACAGTGACGCGCCGGACAGTCCATCGGATCCGCGAACTCCCGGCGCCACTCGACCACTGGGTCAGTTCGATCGGGCAGTCGTCGTCTGCGGCCAGCTTGTCTAGCCCGCGGCCGATTGCCGACCGTGTGTACGCACACTCGTCGTCGAGGTCCGCCGACGTGACGCTCGTGCGCAACGGGTGCTCGGAGAGCCAGTCGTCAAGCGCGTCGTAGACTGCGTTGACGCGCGCGTCCGAGATGGCCGTCGCCCCGGACGTTTTGGGGCTGGAGAACGTATAGCCAAACGGCCAGTCCGACGATGGGTCGGCGGTCGGCCCGTCGTCGTTAGTGGCCGTATAACTATCTGGTTCCGCGTCGATACGCCTTTGTGCTGCGGGGGCATATTCCCCCGCGGACTTGCGTTCTGTCATTGTTGGCAGTCGTGAGTCCAGTTACCGTGCGCGGGCAGTTCGAGTGATGCCGAGGTGTCCGCGCACGCCAGTGGCTGTTAGTCTTTTTGCAGCAACCGGGTGACAACGTCTTCAAACGTGTCCCCTGGCTGCTTCAACGCGTTCAGCTCTTGCCACGTTTCGTGACTCACCTTGATTGGGTGTGTTTGATCGACCATCCTCTACACCACCCTATTCTACGCCCTCCCTAAAATAGGTTTCCTTAGTTACCACGGTAAACGTGGTAAACAGCGTGAGCGCGGGTAACTTTTTATTACCCAGCGTGTCTTTGCTACCACCATGGCCCGTGATGCTGACAAACACATCCGCGTAACTGAGGAAACGTGGAAAGAACTGAATCGCCGCAAGGAACCTGGTGACAGTTTCGAGGACGTTCTTGAGCGGTTGCTTGAAGAGCGGTCCGAGGGAAACCCAAGCAGGATGACGCCGACGACGGCTGACTGACTGTTTCCCGGGCCCGGCACTCCCACTGTGCTTTAACCAACACAGTCCACTGACAGCTCTGCAGTTGTTGGTTAAGCCCATCACTTTCGAACCTCCACAGCACTCCAGGGAATTTCCTCGTCGGTTTTCGCGTCGACGATCTCGTAGTGTTCGGGGTCAACGTCCTCACCCGCATCAGCTTGCCGCCGGCAGCCTTTGCACCAGATGTGATTATTCGTTCGTGACCAATCGACGTGCCCTCGCGGGCAGCGATACCGCCAGCGGTCGGCTCGATCAGTCGTGTCGATCACGACACGGCGCCGGCGATCGGCCAGCGCACTCCCATCCGTCCGTGCAACCTGAGACATGATATGGGACTAACTGATGGGAGCTGATATGAAAGTCGTTTTTATCCCCCGGAGTGAAAGTGAAAGTGACAGAGGGCAGAGGGTTGGGACAGAGAACGCCGATTGCGGTGGACGCGGGCATTGTCGAAGAATTTAAAGAGTAGGTACCTTTTTGTAGTGAAAGTCACACGATGCTGGTATGCACCGCCGCCGACTCCTTGCGGTCGTGGGCACTGCGGCGTTGGCGGGTTGTTCGGGTGACGAGAGCGACGAAACGCCAGCGTCCGAGAACCCGGAAACAAACCCGGAAACGGATACGCCGACAGCAACGCCAACTGAAGCACCGACCAAAACGCCGACAGTGACACCGACGGCGACCGAAACGCCAACGGAAACCGCGACTGAAACAGCGACGCCACCACCGGACCCAACCGGCGCGGTCAACAGGTGCCAGCGCCAGCAGGACAACACCTTAGTTTCGACTGACATCGTTCAGTATACCGACGACCAGGTCTCCTACGTCCGCGAGAACGCAACCCAGTTCAACTACAGAGACCTCCTCCGAAACATTGACAGCCGGTGCGGCGAACCAGTCCAGTTCCGTGGGATGGTCGGCCAGATGTTGGGGCAGCCCGGCCAGTTCAGGTTGTATATCGGCGTGAACAACGACTTCAATACGGCAGTGTACGTCAGCTGGACCGGCGACCGATTCGTCCGAGAAGACGTCGTCCAGGTGTACGGTGAAGTCTTGGGCCCAGAATCCTACCAAACGGCGGCGGGCGCACAGCGCACAATCCCGGCGATCGCCGCCGCAGATATTGAGCTCCTATCGGAGTGAAGATCAGTCCGCGGTCGCCGTCTCCCCGCCGTTAGGGCAGCCCGGCGCGTGGTTTTGCTTCCAGATGCTCGGCGTTTTGCGTTCGGTCAGCCACATGAACGCGCCACAGAAGCGATACGCACACGCAACTTTGCACGGCTCGCCGAGTTTGTAGCCTGAGACATCTTGGCTGCCGTCGAACTCGACGACGCGGTAGTGCGTCTCCGGGTCGAGTGGATTCTCGTCGGTCGGCATCACTGGCCCTCCGATTCGACGACTTTGACGCCGGTCGCGTGGTCCAGCCTGTGCTCGTGCTGTCGGCGCACGCGCTCGGCGCTGGCCCGCGTCCGCTGGGGGTCGCCGATCGTGGTCTTGCAGTCCAGACACCAGGCCTGATACTGCCGACTCATGGCCCCGTCCGAACCTCCCCGACGCCGTCGATGGACTCGCTCGGGATCGGGCCCTCGAACCCGATGCTATCGACGCGCTCGCGACCGACGCGTCGCCATTCCTCGCGAGCGACCCGGACGTGGTCCTCTCGGAGCCAGCAGCCGTCGCTGGTTGGCTCGAAGACCAGCCGGCGCGCGCTGCGGTCGTCTGCGTAGCGCCAGCGCACGACGATCGCGTCACTGCGGTCCATCGCCGCCCTCCATGACCGCGGTCACGCGCAAGCCAGCTCTGGCGAGGCGGGCCGCCCGCTCGGTATTGGTCGTCCGGTACGCGACGCCGCGCTCGTCACGGACGTGGTAGACTGCCGTCGGCTCAGACATCCTCATCACCCGGCTGCAGCTCGCGAAGGTCCTCGGCGGTGACCGGCGTGTCGAACGCGAGGGTGAGTTCGAGCGAGACGGTCCCGTCGTTGTCGGTCCATTTGCTCACAGGTCTTGCACCCCCGTCGACTCGCCGACCACTTCGTCGACCATCACGTTGTGGCCCGTCTCGCCCGCGTGCTGATACTGCGCCCGGTCGGCGCTTGATTCCTTTGCGAACTCTGCCGTGTAGCCACAGTCCTTGCAGTCTGCCTGATACATTGTCACCAATCCCTCCCGATATAGTCGGTCGCTGTCGTGCCATCGTCGCTGTACTCGGCCACGATCAGGCCGCGGGCGATCTCGCGTGCCAGCTCCTCACTGGTACTGCTCCACTTGCTCATGCTTGGCCCTCCAGACTGTCTGCGAGCATGTCGACGAGGCTGGTGCCGACGCGACAGTCCGCCCAGCCCCAGCGCGCGGACACGTAGTCCGCCCAGTCGCCAGGCGTCTCGATCGCGGTGTCGGTGTCGCGCTCGATCGTCGGGTACTCGACTGTCGTGACGCCGTCGTCGGCCACGACGTAGATCGTCTTGTCTGCTGGGAACACGCCAGCGTAGTGCTCGCGGCCCGCGGTGTCGGTCCCGAGGTAGGGCGCCCCCTCGGGAATGGTCGTAGTACTTTTCTCGGTCGCGGTCGTTTGTTTCGTTGCCATCGTTTTCTGGTGGCCAGTCGGCGGGCGGTGCAACGCCCGTCGGCGCTTCGCCGATCCTGGCCTGAGTCACCCGTCCGGGAGTCGAACCCGGAGTGTCCACCTAGCGGGCGTGGTTAGTCGAACTTCAGTTCGAGTGCGCCGTCGTCGATACAGTCCGCCCGGGAGCTGACCGGACGCGCAGCGAACATGCCGTATCCATTGCCACCGATGTAGAACCACTTCTGCGCGTCTTCGGTCTTCTTGTAGATAGACCACGTCGAGCCGCGCGTTGGCCCCGCGCCGTTGCGGCTTTCCCATGCGCCGCGGACCTCAACCTCATGAAGTTCAAGGCCCAGCGTATCGGCGGCTTCGATCGCGTCGCGGTATTCGGACGGGTCGGTAACTTCGACAGTGTGCGTTGGGCGGTGGGTTAGTGCCATCGTTGTCTCCCTCACATTTACACGTATGCACCAGTGCATAATAAGTCTTTTGCATTGGTGCAAACGTGTGCAATGGCGCAAAAGTGAAGTGGTACCAGTCGGTACTTGTATTTGCAATGGCGCAAAAACAAACGCAACGAATGGGGAGATACCGTGCGATCATGACGGACACGGATCGGTCGTACATCTCCGGCGAAGGAGATGCATCAGAGAATCAGCGGCTCCAGTCTGTATCCCGCGTCCGAAACCGAATCACAGAAGAATTACCCCAGGATATTGAAATACTACGGGAACACCACCCGCAACTGTACGGGGAGCTCCGCGAGGTTGTCTGCGACAACAGTCCTGGCCCCGACCAACTCCAAGACGCCCTTGCGGACTGCCGGAGCGAGCGCGACGACCTCCAGGCCGCCCTCGACGACTGCCGCGAGCAACTCGCCGCAGCGGACGAGGTCGACACAGCGGCCGTCAGCTCCGCGCTGGACGACATCGAAGCGGCCGCCGAGCGCGGTGACGGACAAGCGATTCAGACGGCCCTCAGTCGCGCACGCGACGCATTGGAGGATTCAGACGATGAGTGAACAGTCCCCGAGCGGGACTGAGCAACAAGCCCCAGACGTTGTCGTTGCAGAGTTCCGCGAGAAGGCAGAAGAAGCGAGTCGCTACGGGTGGGACGAGAACGAAATCGCTGCTGCATTGAGAGCGCTTGCCTGCGAATTAGACACAGGAGAAGCGCAGCCCAATGGAGACGATCCACAATGACTGCGGACGGTACTGAGCGGTCAATCAAAGATATCGCCCACGACTACCTCAGGGCTGTTGAGGACCACGAAGCCAAGACAGAAGAACTGTTGGCAGAATTCGCTGCGGAGTACTATCGGCCGGGGTACCTTGATGACGGCGAATGGAATCGTCTGAAGGACTTGCTGGGGGCCGGGGACAGCGAGCACGCGCTCATGCAGCTGGAGATCGCGTGCTACCGGAAGGCCGCGACCGAATTGGGTCGTGAAAACGAGTTCGATGACGACTGGCCTGCTAAGTCGAGCACGGATAACGAGCACCCATGATCGACCAATGATACTTTCGCAGATTCCAACAGTCGGAGAAGCAGCCGGGATTATGCTGTTCGGGCTAATCGTGTTTGTTCTTGGCATCGGCCTTGCGATTTTCTGGTGGTTTTTCGTCAGAAACAGCAGACGGCACCGGAGAGGCTCGGACGATGAGTGATGGGTCTGCGAGCGATACTGGCTGCGAGTGGAAGCGCTGTAAGATGTGTCTCAACGACCCGGAGAAGCGCGTCAGTGAGGCCGAGCGGTTTGGCGACCTGAACGGCCCGGAGGACTACGCCGACGTGTTGAGGCACGCGCTTGAGGAGCACACCGACAGCGACGAACTCTCAGAGGTCATGGCGGGCGTCACGCTGCCAACGCCCTGCGGCGACTGTGGCGAGCCGTTTGCCTCGGCGGCCCACATCAGCGACGGCCTGCGCGTCCGGAGCTATTGCGACGAGTGTGCCGAGTCCGACCCTGTCCTATCGCTGATATATCGTCGCGTGTCGGTCGGGGAGATCCTTCCTGAGATTACGGAGCAAAATAGCAAATCAGCAGTCGCGGATAACGAACACCCATGATCGACCCGAGCGAGCTGGCCGACCAACTCCCGGAAAGACCGCTCACACCGTCCGAGGTAAACGAGCTCACGAACGAATTCGACTGGTCAACACAACGTATCATTTACACGACAGACAACGGGACTGAGTTTGTGCCTGAATGGTATGCGTTCCGCGCGACAGAGGGTCGGGAGACGCCACAGGACGATGTTCGAGGCGACGCCCTCTGTTATCACATGGACGACAGTATGACCGAGTGGCACGGCGAGGTGCTGCGCTCGGACGTGCGTGAGTCGACATGGATGCAAGTGGGCGAGCGATATGCTCGGGAGGTGACCGGCGGCTCGGAGGGCATGACAGTTGAGAGCGTCGAGATCGAGGATCGAGTCCGTCGACTTGACGATTCGAAGTGAACTACCGCGCCCTACGCCCTCGGGACTTAACGGGTTGTATGGACTCAACCAATAGATTTAAGTAACTATGGATACAACCAATATACATAGAGGGACGATGTACGACAATTCGATCTACAACCCAGACGAAGCAGAAAAACTCGTCGGACGCACGCTCACGGATGAAGACGGATTCGAATACGAGATCGTCGGCGTGGAGCACAACCAAGACGACCCGTTTTTCGCTCCCCAGTTTGTGCTTGAGCAAGACCTTTTGGGAGAAAAAAAGTGGGACGTTGCGACGGTCGTTGAAGGGGTCCAAAACGGAGACTACAGCCTATGAGCCGTGGAGAATACTCGCTCGACGGCGGGACGTGTCCACACTGTGGGTCCGAGGATATTCAGAAAGACCTCGTCGCAAATGAGTGGGGGTGCCGAGACTGTGGTGGGTCAAACTTCGAAACGCCGCCAGACGTTACAGATCTCGTCGCCCGCGGGCTAACTCCCCCAGAAGCAGTCGATTGGGTCGCTGTTGTCCGGAAGGGAAAGTCTCAGGTCGCGTGGGCGTCCAAGCGCGACAGAGACCAATCAACAATCTCACAGAACGTGTCAAAAGCGTCTGCGAAGATAGAGGAGAGTCCGGACGCATGACTGCATGGTTCCGCATTGGGCCTGAGAGTGTTGCCACTGGGCGATTGTAACACGCCCCGGCGAGATGGGTGCGGGGTGGAGACTGCCAGCCTCGCCGGGACACTCAGTACTGCCCGCGCCCTGGTATTAAAAGCTGGACGTCACTTGGTCGCGGCGCGCTCGACGGTCACGCTCCCGACGATGTCGCTAAACGTCCGGCCACTGGGCCACTCGGCTCGGATCTCCTCGTAGTATTGGCCCGCGCTGGGCAGCTCCGACGGCTTGAGCTCGACGACGAACCGGCCGGCCGTTAGGTCGGTCGCCTCGCTGGCGGTCAGGCCCGCCGACTCCGAGAGGATCGTTGCGAGTTCGCTGTCGATCTCGCTCGCTGCCGTGTAGACGGTCGCGTCACTATCGGTCTTTTCGACGAGCGTCTCGCCGTAGCCCTTGTTGCTCGTCAAAGCGTACGTTAGCGTCGCGTTGTTTACGTCGACGGCAGTGCCGTCGTCCAGTACCTCAACGGGGATGATGTCGGTGCTGTCTTCGGTAGTCATGAGTCTGAGTGTAGGTCGCGGGTGCGGGCCAGACTGGGCTGGCTGGTGCGGGTCCGCTGCAGGGCGGCCGCCAGGGCCCGCGTCCGGTTGAGGTCGACCGTCAGTGCCCGGACGGTCACGCGGATGCGCTCGCTGCGTTCGAGCAGGCTGGCTGCCGGGGTTGCCGCCGTGATCGCCGTTGTTTCCGCCGTGATCGTAGCGGTGCCAGCACCGGTTGCCGTGGGCGTCGGCGTGTGCGCGGTCGCGGTCGTCACCGGCGCCGAGATGAGCAGGTGTGTATCGACAGCTGGGGTCGGCGTTGCGGCCGTGAGCCCGGACACACCGGCGGCGATCGTCACCGCTGTGGCCCCGCTGGGTGTCGGCTGTGGTGTCGCCACCGCCGCTGCAGTCACGGGGACCTGAGCGGTTGTCGATCCGGTGCCGGTCACACTCGGCGCGGGTGTGCTCGCTGTGGCGGCCGTCACGGGCGTCGCGATGTCGACGGCGACCGGCGAGACTGTCGGTGTTGGCGTCGCTGTACCGGCTGTCATCACCGGTGGCGAGATAGTGAACGACGCAATGCCGGCCGTGGGGAGCGGTGTCGCCAGCCGAACGGCCGTCGTCGCCGCCTGGATGGTCGCGGTGCCGCTCCCGGTGAGTGACGGTGTCGGCGTCGAGGCTGTGGTGACCGTCGGCGCCGCGGCGATCGTGGCCGTCTGGGCTGCCAGCGTCGGGGCTGGTGTCGACGCACTGGCCGCCGTCGCTGGCGGCGCGATGGTGGCGACAGCAGCCGCGAGCGCCGGCGCTGGTGTCGCCGTCGCCGTCGTGGTCGTCCCTGGATGGACGGCCACAGCGCCACTCCCAGCCGCTGCTGGGGCCGGTGTGGCGGCCGTCGACGTCGTCGCTGGCACGGCCGCACTGACGGCCCCGGTGCCGGTCGCTGTGGGCTGCTGTGCAGCTGCGGTCGGAGTGGTCGCCGGGACGGTCGTCGTGATGGTGCCGGATCCCAGCGGCATCGTCCCGAGGCCGCCAGTCCCGAGGCCGGTTTCAGTTACCATAGCTGATAGTTCTTGTAGTAGTCACAACATCTCAATTCTGTTATCCTATCAGTTCCCCTCGGCTAAAGGTCGGAGAGGTGGTCTTATCCGTAGTTGACAACTGCGGCTTGAGCCGAAAGTCTGTGTGACTATTATTCCAGGACAACGAGTAGGAAGTAGCGCCGCTGAGTGTCTGGGTTACCGTTTCCTCGCTGGCAGTTCCAGGACTTCCGATTACCGTCAGTGTAATTGATTCACCGTTTAAGACATATGAAAGGTTCTGTAGATCAGGCTGCGTGGCTTCGCTGAAACTCTTTGACGCAGTGGTCAACGTAGACGGTTGATCCACTACGTCGTATAGCGTCTGCACCTGTGAGGCAGTTAGGGCTTCGTTGTAGATTCGGGTTTCCGTAATCTTCCCGTCCCATGACTCGCCCTTTTCTCCTCGGTTCCCTATGCGCCAGTCTTCGCTGGTGCCGCTCAAACTGCCTGACGCTGACCACGTATAAACGTCCGATCCATCAACGTACAGTTTCGCTTCCCCCGCACTGCCGTCGTAAGTCAGCGCCAAGAATTCCCATGTATCAACTGTCGGTGAAGTATTTGATTCAACGTGTCCAATGTTGCTGTTGGACGCATCCAAATACAGTTCCCAGTTCCCAGAGTTTCTGCCGCTCTTTAACCCCATCACGTCATTACCTCCACCGCCGATTGTTAACACATTTTGCCAGGTTGACGTGGTAAAGTTGTTTGTATAAACCCACTGTGTAAATGTGAAGGTATCTCCCATGTTGGACGGATCAAGGTCACCGCTACGACTGATTTCAACATCTGCGTCAGAGCCGCCTGCAGGTTCGTACTGATAACTGGTTGTCCCCAGTATGCCAGTGTTGCCCTGTCCAGTGCCACCTGTCACCGTTCCGTCGTAGCCGTCGGATAGGTCGTGCGCCGTTGACCCACTGTCTTCGTGTTGCGGCCATGCCCCCAACGGCGTTGGTGTGATTAGACTGATGTCGTAGGGGTATCCCATTTGCAGCGTGCCAGCGTCGTTGTGATCGGTGTTGGCGGTGTCTGCGTGGACGACACCAGCTTCAGACACAGCGTTGTCCCAATCTGTCGAGGTCTCCCATGTTATTGTTTCCGGGCTTAAAGCGGCATTGAGTAACAGGCTCATTTATCGTACCCGTATAATATCGTAGTACACGTCGGGGTTTCCAACATCCGTATCCGTCTCTTGGATGTCGATCTCGTAGTTCCCACTCCCTGAGTCTGCTCGCACATCTGCGGCAACGTCAGCGTCGTTAGTAGCAGGTGCAGCAGCAGGCATAAACGTCGCTGTCGTCGTTGTTGCTATCCCAGTGTCGATGGTCGCCTGTCCACTGGATAATGTCACTGTTCCGCTCGCAACGACATCTACGGCGATAGTCGGTTTATCACTTGAATCGTAGGAAAGCGAGATTGCGTTACCAGAAGAAACGTTGGCACCGCTCCAGATTAATCTCCCCCCAGTTTTGGTATTAGGGGCGTTTGAAGATTTGATGTAGAGTCCCTCACCCAGATCCCAGTAGAGGAGTCCATCTCTGTCGTACTCACCTTGCTCATAGTTGAAAAATTGTACTCCGTTTACGTCTCCCGCTTCTATGGCGCTTCGCGATTCGCTGCCAGTGTATCGGCTGTGGTGAGCACCACTCACACTGTCAGCAGATACGTCTGTCAACTCGGACGCCGAACTGGTTTTTGTATGGTGAGTACTGCTATTAGTTCCGCCTGCCGTACTATCGTGGTCCACATCCGAGGATGACTGTATGCTGGATACGTCCGATGAATCCGCTAATTCTCCCGTGTGGTCAACATTAGCAGGGTCGGTCAGTGTTGTATTGACTGTAGCACTGTCTGTACTAATCGCTTCGAAATGTGACGTGTTCGGGAGCGGACGTGACGATGTCCCCTTCCCGAACCACGGCACCCACTCTGTCCCGTCGTCACGATAGACCGTCCGATCGGCGGCGACCGCCGCGAACTGCCGTTGCGTGCCGTCCGTCCCGCTGGCGGTCGGGCGGTTCCCAGCAGCCGGGAGATCGCTGAACGTCGCGTACGTCGGGATGCCGAGCAGCTCGACTCGTGAGAGCCACGTCTCGAGGCCGTCGCTGCCGCTATACCAGTTCTGGTCGTTCTCGGCGGGGTAGTCGATGAACCCCAGCGGTGTGTCCGGCATGGTCGTCTACGTGATGTTGACGATGCCTTCACTGTCCCAGGAGATCGTCACGTCCGAGCCGTTCGTTGCGAGCGGGAGATCTGCCAGGCTGTCGGCACTGTTGTCGTCGTAGATGGCGATGAGTCGGTCGTCGCCAGGCGTCGTGTCATCGCCGCCGACCTGCTGGTAGACGACGATGAACTGAATGTCTTGCGTGGTGTCCAGCGACGAGAATGTGGCGTCGTCAGCGTCGAAGACGCCCTCGTCGTCGGTGTCGTCCTGCGTGACGCTCGCGTTGCTGAGTGTCTGCCGGGAGTAGCTGGCGTCGCTCAACTCCTCGCCCGTCGTCCCGCCGTCGAAGACATCCGCGACAGTGCTGTGGGCGTCAGGATCGAACGTGTAGGCGGTGTTGTCGCCGCCGAGGGCGACCTTGATAGTATCGTTTGCGTGGTCGATGCTGCCGTTCAGGAGATCCGTCTTGTAGTTGTTTGGAGCTGCCATGGTTACTCTGGTGTGTTCGTCGGTGCGCTGATGGTACTCGCCGGGACGCCCAGCGTCTGCGGCGCTGGCGTCGCTGCCCGGCGGAAGTCATGCTCGGGTTCGCGGATCGTCTCCGGGACGCCGCCGACGCGGTCGCCCGTCTCGAACGTCACTGCGTCATCGGCAACGAGGATCACCTCGACGCGGCCGTACTCGTCGTGCTCGTAGGGCGTCCCCTCGACGATCGCCGTCTCGGAGTCGGTAAGATCAACTGGCATTTGGGTGCAGTCCGGTACGAAAAGCGTCCGTGCCGGGAGACCTCGCCCCGGCGGGGGTCATCGGTGGTCTGAGACTCATGCAGCCACGATACGAATAGACCCGCTCACCCCCGCGTCACAGATCCACCTCCACGGTGGTGTCCGTGCCGAACGGCCGGTTGATCTGCGCGCCGTCCTGGCCGATGGCTTGCACTTTGTCCAGCCCGGAAACCGTGCTGGGGCTGAACGCGACGGTCTCCCCGAGCTCCACGCTGACCGCGAAGCCGTCCGTGTTGTTTAGCCAGTTGTGATCCGTATCCAGTGTGGGCGGCGAAAGTGCATAAACGTCCGAAAAATCATCTCCGGGGTCGTCCTCTACTGCCAGCGTGGCCGACCCTGGCAGCCCGCTCGTAGTAGCCACCACATCCCCACTGTTTCCGCTGTCTCTCGTGTCATAAATCACCACCAGATACAGCGTATTTGAGCTTTCTTCTTGGTACAACATCAGCGAGGCCCACGGGTCTGCAGCGTAATTCAGCACGTCCCCGGTGGCTGCCGATCCCGTGGGCGCGTTAGGGTCCCAGCCATAGAAATCCTCGACTGACTGACTGTCGCTTATGATTTGCAGGGTTGCGGACACGCTGCCCTGGTCATCCGAGATGGTCCACTGAACGCCACCGCCGAGGCCGGTACCGCCCTCGAACACCAGCGAGGACTGGCCGCTGTCGTTCACAGGGTCGCCCTCGTGGTAGAGGAAATCGTGGTCGCCGTGGGTGCCCACGTCGATGGGCTCGCCTTCCTCGTACACGAAGTCGGAGGACGGCATATTATCCTACCAGTCCCCCTCGGCTAAAGGTCGGAGAGGTGGTCTTATCCGTAGTTGACAACTGCGGCTTGAGCCGAAAGTCCGTGTGGCTATTGCTCCACGTGAGCGTGTAACTACTCGCTCCGTCAAGAGTCTGACTCACTGTTTCTTCGCTGGCAGTTCCAGGGCTTCCAATAACGTCGAGGGTGATGCTGCCGTTGGAGGGCAGCGTGTACGACAGGTTTTGTAGGTCTGGGGTCGAGGCCGAGGGGAATGTCTTAGTGGCCGTCTCGTGCGTGGCGGAGCTGGCCACTGGAGAGTAGAATTGATCCTTTTCAGAATCGCTAAACGCTGTATCGTAAATCAAGATAGGACCTAACTCCCCGTACCAACTTCCTCTCGCACTCCCCCCGCTTCGATCGCGTTTCCCGATGTTCAGCGTAGTGTTTGCATTGAATGATACGTTGGAGTTACTATCGCTGGCTCTGTTCGATCCGTCCACCCACATCTGGGCAGTGCTCCCATCCCAGGTGCAAATCATACAGTGCCAGGTATCATCAGTTGCATAATTTGGATTTAGGTCGACGGCATCGGCTCTGGAACCATCCCCAACAATCCACTCGAAATCTGGAGAGTTATACCGAATCCCCCATCCATCATCGAAAATGGCGTGGCTTGCGATATGGCCATTTGATCGTGAGTCGTTAGCTCCTGGGTCAGTGGATTTGAACCAGGATACGATGGATAACCCAGCCTGGGTATATTCCGAGAGTTGTGGTGCATCTGCCTCGTTACTGGACCCGTTAAATGATGGTCTCCCTTTCCCGAACAGGTCGGTATCATCGAGAGTGGGACTATCAGTAATTGTCGCATCGTTCGCGTTTGTGCTAAAATCGTGAAACGTGGCTCCACTGGTTTCCTGCATTGGGAAATATGCAATGCAGTTCGATGAAAACGGAATCTGTTCTGTCGGATACCCTATTTGCAGGATACTATCATCGTCCCACTGACTATTAGCTGTACTCTCGTGACCAACGACCTGCTGGCTAGTGAAGTTATCCCAATCCCCCGCCGTTTCCCACGTTCTCAGTATGCTCTCCGAAAGCGAAACGTCAGATATGTCTCCAATGGGTTCAATTGCCATTACTGCCCGGTCACCCCCTCAGCCGCGGCCATCATGTCCCGGGCGCTGCCGGTCGCGTTATCCACCAGCACGCCGATAGTCTGCCCGCCGCCACTGCTGTTTGTGTAACTCCCCAGTGGGCTGCCCGTCTCATCATCGTACACCGTGCTGCCGTCCCCAGATATAAGTGTGGCCCATGAGGTGAAGCTCCCGGCGTTATCGAGTGTCACCAGTTCCAGGTTCAGGCCGGAGGGCGCGGCCTCGCCCGTGGCGAGTGTCAGCGCCGCTTTGTAGACCTCCACCGCTTCGCCGTCAGCGAGGTGGTCGATCACGAGGATGCCCTGGTTCGTGTCCGAGACGGTCCCGGACTCGCGGCCCTCAAAGACCTCTCGGTGTTCGTACGCGAGTTCAGCCTCGCCCGTGGTGGGGCTGGTGGCCTGGAGGCCCGCCTGCGCGTCCAGCGTGTCGACGGGGTCTTCCACCGTGCTGCTGTCGTCCTGCACTGTCAGCGCAGCCCCACCACCGCCACCTGCGGTGTACCACTGACCGCTGCCCGCATCGCCCACGACCACGGTGGCCCCGTAATCTGTGTCGACCGTGATGCTGGTGCTGCCGTCGATTCCCTCGCCGCCCCCGGTATCGATTGTGATCGCGTTTGACCTGGCTGCGCCGCCCACGTCCACTACCGTGACTACGTTTCCGGTGGCGAGGTCGGCGCTGGCCAGCGTGATGGTCACGGCCCCGCCCGAGGAATCCACGAGCAGGATTTCCTCGCCACTCGTGGTCGTGTTCGCCGTGACAGCCCCGGTCGTGACGCGCTCGTCGTCCACCTGTGGGCGCGGGACCCACTCGTCGCTGTACGAGTAGACCGTGTTAGACTGGGTGTCTGTGATGTCCGATGTGGCTTGCTGGTCGCCTGGATGTTCGTGTGCAGCGTGGTGCGCCTCAGAAGGAGTATCATCCAACGCCGAGTGCGGCGCGTTCGCCAAGTCAGCGAGATCCACAGTGGTCGACGCGCCGAGGCTGACGCTGTTGCCGGCCACTGTGACTGAGCTATGTGACAGGTCGCCGTTCGGGATGGGGAAGCTGGCCCCGGTATCGCCGAGGTCGACGTAGTCGACGCCAGTCGACCCACCGAGTGAGACGGAGTTCCCAGCGACGGTGAGCGCGGAGTTCGTCAAGCCTGCGTTCGGCACTGTCGAGACGACTGACTCGCTGTGATCGTGGTCTGCGACGCCGCCGAGCAGCCGCCAGTCGACAACGTCGCTGTTGTCGAGGGCGGTCGTCCCAGCCGCGACGTACACCACACCGAGGAGGATCTCGTCACTCTGGAGGCGGGGCGGCTCCGGCGCGCTGGCTGGCGTCCCCTCGCGAACGACCACACTCCCAGTGCTGACGTCGACCGCGATCAGGTCCCAGCGGTCGTCGTTGGCGTCGCCGGTTGAGAGCGTCTTCGTCGTCGACGAGCCGAGGCTCGTCTCGGTACTGTTGTAGATGCCGCTGCCACTCGCGATATCGACGTCCATGTCTGCGGTGCCGTTCGTGAGCTCGAGATCGCTCTGGCCGCCGACGCCGTTGCCGTCGGATGTCTCCGCGAGTGCCTGGAGCTGGACATCGAAAACCGGGGTCTGTCCGACGTCAATTGGTGGTGATGTGGGCATGAGTATCTGGTCTGGTTAGGTCTCGATAAAGCGGATGCCGCTCCGCGCTCGCAGCCGGACGCGTGAGTCCTTGCGCTCCGGCGAGAATACCGACCGCGTCACCTCGTTGCCGTCGGAATCCAGCACCGACAGCTCCTCAAAGTCGACGGGCTGGCTGGACGGCTCGCTCCGGAAGAGGATCGCCGTCAGGTTGCACGGCGGGCCGATCGCGTTAGCGTCGCCGTCGGTCCGGATCACCTCGTTGCCGAGGCCGGTGTCCGACGCGCTCGGCGAGGAGCCGTCAGTCCCCAGCGCGATCCCTGCCAGCACCGTCTCCGAGTCCCCAATGGCCTCCGAGATCGGCGCCAGCGACAGCACTGCCTCGTCGCCTGACCGCGGCGCCGCAGTGAGCGTGAGGGTCACGTCGACGCGGTACTCGACCGTTTGGTCAGCGCCGGCCGCAAACGACCCGTCGGCGATCAGGACATCGCCGCTTGAGCGCAACGCTGGGCCGCTGGGCGCAACTGAGAACGGAAACGCCTCGCGAGCCCGTGCCGTGTCCGCGGCATCGTCGAGGACCGACGCCGTCCGGTCGATGCCGTCCAGTCGCATGGTCGTTGCCCTGACCTGGCTGGCGAGGGACTCCGCCAGCGTCGCCCGGCCCGATCGCGGGAGTTGCTCGGTCGACTGCTCGACCTGCGTCCAGCTCCCGCGGTGGTCGCCGAGCTCCCCAGCGCCCCAGCCGTGGGTCGCGCCGTCGGGGTGCCCGACGATCAGGGAGTTGTTGAGCGGCCGCGAGTACAGTGCGATCGTCGCCTCGACCGTGACTGGGATCGGCGAGAGGGCAATCCCTTGGGACTGCTGCGTCGACGGCTGGCGGTCGCGAGCGAACTGCCGACCGACGGCGCGCTGCGCCTCGCGGACCTCCTCTTCGAGTTTCCGGGGCATGCTGGTCAGATCCGCTCGTTCGTGCGGACGGTAATCGTGATGCTGCCACTGTTGCCGATCACGACGTTGTACTCGCCGGGCTCGCTAAACTCCAGGTCGAATGAGACGCTGGTCTGCCCCTGCAGGACCCCAACTGTCTTCGACGCCACAACTCTCCCGTTGACGATCACCGACACCGAGACGGTGTAGTTGCCCGACGCGGTGGCCGTCCCCGTCGCCTTGACGGTCTGTGTCGCGTTCGGCAGGTAGGCGCGGTCGTCGCTGGTCTGCATCGTCCAGTCGACGCCCCCGTCGGACGGTGGGTCTGGGTCGAACTGTTCGTCGGGATCCTGCTGTCGGAAGTGGATCTCGTTACCGAACAGGTAGAGCTTTCCATCCCGGACCTTGACGCCGGGCTGGCCGGCGGTGCCACCCTCATTATGCGGGAACTCGTTGAGGAGTTCCTCGAGCGACTCCAGCTCAGAGATGAAGTCTTGCAAGTCCTCAAACGAAGCGAACTGCTCTTTGAGTTTGTTGATAAGCTCCGCGGCCTCGTCTTCAGTCCAACCGTTGTCGATCAGCCACTGTTTGAGGTCGTCATAGTCGTCAAACTCCTCCGTGACCTTGGTAACGAACAGCGCGTCCGCGGAGAACAGCGTCTGGATCGTCCGGTTGTGCTGGTCCGCGGCCAGCTCGCCGGCGCCGTTGTCAGTGAGGTAGGTCCGATAACCATCGTAGCCCGCCAGGCCGAAGATCCCGGTGTCGTTGCTGGCGTCGCCGGTGAAATCGGAGAACGAGGAGAAGGTATCCCGGGCGGTCTGAGTGGCCGCTGCAACGTCGGACTCGCCGGCGCTGTTGTAGTTGCCGGCTTTCGTCTTCAGCTCGCTCTCGTAACTGTCGAAGCTGTCGACCGAAGACTGCTCCAGAAAGTCCTGGTAGCCGATGATGCCGCTGACTCGCGACCGGAGGGCGTTGATCTGGTTCTGTAGCTCGGAAACCATCGACGAGCGCGAGCGGATGCCCGTCCAGATCTCCTTGGTCTCCGGTTCGAGTTGTGGATCCGTGCGCATCTATGTCCTCCCGCTGGACGCTTCGACAGTGATCTCGACGATGCCGGTGTGTTTCGCGACGACTTTCTCGACTGGGTACCGACCGTCAAGCCCTTCCTTCGACCAGTCAACTGGCAGTTTCTCGCCAGCACTGACGGCCGCAAAGGAGAGGTCAGCGATGTGGAACGTCGGCGCGGCGTCGTTCCACGCCCGGTCAGCAAGGAAGCCCGTCGCCCGGTCTCGGGCCTCGGATTCGGTCGTGATCGACGGATCGGTGATCCGCTCCGGACGGACGCGGCCGTAGTAGCTGATGCTGGCTTGGTCGCGTTCCAGCACTTCGACGCCGTCGGCGCCCGCGACCAGGACCTCGTTGCGGATGCCCTCGTAGTCGCGCTCAACCTCGACGGTCGTGACCGGCGTCGAGCCTTGCTGGATGCTGACCGACGCGGTCGTCGGGTCGGCGCCGCCGGGCTTGTAGGAGAGGCCGCCGTCGACGTAGACCGCGGCGTTGTCTTCGGTCGCAGCGTCGGCGATCGCCTGCCCGATCGGGCCGTCAAAGCGCCGGGTGATCGTCCCCTCCGACGTTTCGACATCCGAGACGTCCAGGGCGTTCGTCCGCGACCGCGTCCGGAACGGGATCGTGGTCGCGTGGTCGATCATCATGCCCGTCGGCTCGGCGATCGTGCCTTTGGGGATGAGGCGATACCGCAGCTCGCCCGGGTCGATCCCCGAGTGGTCGGACGCAGCCTCCTCTGCTGGCAGCTCGTAGATGTGCGCGCCGAACTCCAGCTCCGGATTCCAGCGGTAGGCCGTCCCGTCGCCCGGCTCCCGGAGTTCGATCACGAGGTCCCAGATGCCTGAGACATCTGAGAAGATCAGCCGGGTGAAGAGTTCGAAGAAGCCCGCCTCGATCGCGTCGCTCGGAACGTTCTGGTAGGTTGCTTGGAGCTCTGTACTGTGGCCCTCCCGAGCGCCGATGAACAGCATGTCAGTCCCGAACCGATAGAGGGCAGCCCGCGAGCCAGCGTACGGTTCGGCGGCCGGCGCGACGGACGACCAGTTGCTGGGGTCGTCGCCCGTGTGAATGACGGTCTCTGGGAGTTGTTCGGTCTGCTCGCTGGCGAGGGCCTTGACCGCCTCGCTGCGTTCAGTATTGTAAAAGACGCGATAGGCTTGCTGGTGTTTCAGCGGGAGGGCTTCGCCGAGTGCGCGGATGGCGAGGCGGCCACCAGACTCTGAGGGTTGCCCGGCGACCGATCCCTCCCAGATGGCCGGCCCCCAGTCGATGGAGACGTCGGCGTCAGGTTGGATCCCGCGGTTCGTGGGGGTGTCGCGCATCGGGATGATCGCCTCGCCGAGACTCTCGCCCGTCCCGTCACTGGGCGTGTCCTCAGTTCTGACGTCAGTGACTGACTCTGGCGTCAGTCCCCCGATTGTGATATCCACCATCGTTAGAGGTTGCGCTGGAACGACTGCTGCTGCCGGGCCGAGATACCGCTCGTCGTGTCTGACTGCTGGACTTCGCGGAGGATCTCGGACTTGATCTGCTGAAGTCGGCGGTCAAGTTCGCGCTCAAGATCATCAATGCTGGCCTCAACACGGACATCGACCGGCGCGTTGACGGAGACGTCGCCACTGCCGCCAGTCGCCGAGTCGGGCAGGCGCGTCCGACCGGCGGTGGCTGTCCCACCAGGCGTGGACGGATCGGCACCAGCGCCGAAGTGTCGCTCACCTGAGCGTATTTGCTCTTCGGCACGGTACAACTCTTGGTCGACAGCACTGTAGTGTTGCTCCTGACGCATTTGCTCTTCGGCACGGTACAACTCTTGGTCAGACTGGTTCAGTTCCTCCGTCGACGGTGACACCGGCTGGTTACGCTGGTTGTACCAGTCTATCACCGCCTGAATCGACTCCGAATCAGTCCCCGTCCCAGGAACGCCATCGCCCCCGCCGCCGCCACCGAGAAATTCACCGATCGAATCGAAGACATTGCCCCACACATCGAGTCGCTGGTCCCACAACTGCTGGGTGTTTTCCATGTCGAAATCACCAAACAGCATATCACCAATGTCGTCGACAAATGCTCCAGTATCTGCGATTCCAGGAAGGCCGACCAACGTATCGCCGATGATTTCGCCGAATGGAAGGCCTTGGCGGAGGTCCTGGCCGAAGCTCTCGACCCAATCATGGAGCCCCATGCTCTCGAATAGCTCATTGAATATTAGCCCAGTAATCCCGCCCACGCCAACAGCACCAGCCATCGAACTCGGGAGAAGGCGCGAGATGATGTTTTTCGGATTCAACATCCCCGATATTTTCTTGAGTCCTAACATGGTCAGAATATCATCAACGCCGAGACCATCACCGATGATCGGGACGCCATCAGGGATTACCGAACCTCCCAAGCCATCATCCCCACCACCACTGCTACCGCCGCCACCGCCACCAAACGCCTCATCAAGGAGATCGACTGTCTCGACGAGTAGTTCGTTCCGCTCTTCGTCAAGGGACATCATCGACTCCATGATACCCGACTGCTCGGAGAGTGACGAGCCGATGCCGGTGTCGCTGAGCGCCGAGCCACGCGCCGGCGATCCGCCGTCAGTTGAGACAGCGATCTCGGTGCCCCCGACCTCCGCTTCAATCTCGTCGCGAGCAGACTGGAGCGATTGCTGATCAACCTGTACCTCCAGGATGCCTTCAGTACGAAATTCAGCCATCGTGTATCAGTGGGTGTTGTCGTGCCCGGTCAACGACCGCCAGCCGCAGGACATCGGCCGCCGGCCACGTCCGTACCGCCGCCGGCGGGTGGCCGTTGAGCGTGGCGAGTGCCATGCCGTAATACAGCAGGTCCAGCTCGGTTGCGTCCGGTACTCTGTCGCCGGCGGCGAGTGACCGGAGCGTGTTCAGTTTCCCGCGTCAAGCCGTGTGAGATCGTCCATCTCGCTGGCGAGCCAGTTCGTCACCTGGTTCGGGAGGTAGCCAACGGCCTCGACTTTGTCGTCAAGGTCGTCGCTGTCCTCCAGCCACGGCGCGTCAACGATCGACGCTGCCAGCACGTAGTTGTTCAGTAGCCCGCCGCCGACATCGCCGACGACGCCGGTCGTGATGTGATCCTCGATCCGGGCGCGTGTTCCGGAGTCGATGCCCTTGATGGTGATCTCCGCCTCTTCGCCGAACTCGTCGACGAGCCAGCGCGCGCCCGATGCGAGCGTGTCCAGATCGCCCCGGGGGTCCTCTGGGAGGCCAGCGTCGGAAGGGTCTTCTGCCTCTTCGAGGCGATCGGTGGCCTCGCCGAGCACGATCGTCCGCTCTGGGGGGTAGTTGATCTCCTTCATGAGTTTGCCGAGAGGTTGTGGATGTTGGCTGTAACTGGTTCTGTCAGGTCTTCATCGGCGGCGACGAGGCTGTTCCAGCCGTACTCGTCGAACTCAAGGTCCATTGCGTATTCCGCGACTGTCGAGCCGGTCGCGTCGGTGAACGAGAATGTTGACGCGAACTGATCGGTGTCGTCTTGCACGCCCGTCGCGCCCGCAGAGCCGTACGCTCGTTCAAGATTCGAGCCATCATCAAGGACTGCTTCAAAGTCCAACGTCGGCTCGACAGCACCGTTGACAACAGCCACCGGGTGTCGACTCGTCCCACGGATCTCGCGGACCAGCGGCCCGATCGACAGTGTCGCCGACTGCAGTTTCGTTACCGAGCCCCCAGTGATGGACAGGTCGGCCCCGTGGTGAGCGACGCTTGTTCCTGGATCTTCGCGTGTCCCCGCGGTTAGTGAGGTCTCCGACGACTCGTCGCCGTAGAGGCCGCGGAGCGTGACCCGCACCGGCTGTCCCTGCTGGTACTCAATGTCGCAACTCCGGACAGCAGCCCCTTCAAGGACGCGCTCCAGCTCGCCACCAATGTGGTCGGTGTACATGTAGATCTCGGCGCTCGGCCACGTTCCGTTGACGATACTGTCGTTGGTTCCTGAGCCTCCGCTATCGTCGTTGAAGATGAGGTCGTGATAGTTGTTGTTCTTCAAGACGAAGCCGACGGCCCACGACCCGTCGAAGTTCTGTGCGAGGCTGCGTTTGGCCTGCGGGTCGCTCGGCTCGCGGATGAGGGTGAGGTTATTTGCAATCTGTACGTCGTCGGCAGTCACGTTCCGCCCGAACGAGTAGTACGTCGGCGTGCTTTCGGGCCCGCCAAGGTACGATGTCTCGGGCGTCCACGCAACCTGTGCTGAACCTGCTCCTGTCATGTGTTTAGTTCTCGATAAGTGGTATCCAGTAGTGCCACACGTTGATGGCGCTCTCCTCTAACGTCTGCTGACCGTTCGGAATGTCGGCCAAGAGGTACGTTCCGTTGTAGGGCGACGACACTTCGCTACCGCTGTCGTCCAACGCCTGGACGGTTACCTTCGTCGTCGACGGGTCGTCGAAGAACAGCGACCGCAACTTATCAGCAATATCCCCCGCGTCGGCACCGAGCCAGTACCCCTCAAAGAGGAGTGTTCCTGGCTCAAGGCCGGATGGGTCTGCTGCTGGCGTCGCGCCCTCGATCGTCCCATGCCGCTCACTACCGGCCGACTGCACGCGGCGCGGGGGGTGGAGACTGTCGTGATACAGCACGACGCCGTCGCTCTGCCCCTCCGGCGAGAGTGCGTAGTGTCGGATCATCAGAAGTAGTTGAACGGGTTGAGTTTGTGCAGTGTGCCGTCAGTATCCAGTGCGTCAAGCCAGGTGATGCGGGCGCGAGCCAGCGACGGAGTCCCATCGGCGAGGTCGGTTTCAATTTCAACCTCCCCCGGAACGACCGCTTGCGGATCGTACTTCCCGCCGGACGAGAGTTCTCCAAACTCCAGCGTGGCTGAATTTGACGACGCAATTCGCTGACTGGCGATCTCGTGGCTGAGTGTTTGGAGTTTCGTCACTGCGTCGTCACTGGCATTGGCACCAGTCCACGCCGAGCTGTTGCCAGTCCACTGGCTAAAATTGCAGCGCCACTGCCTCTGAGCGGATCCGGCTCCATCGTAAACGTGCTCGGTGAGTTGGCCGTCATGCTCCTGAATCTCGTCGTACGATGCAGCAGTCTCGTTGAACCCGTCGAATAGCCACGCCGGTTGTTGGACTTCCGTCACAGACAGTTCACCATGCGCGACGAACTCACTCCCGTCTGGGAGTACCATGCGGAGACGGTCGTACGAGGACACTATACTCTCTCCATGGTTGCGGACGGCAGCTGTTGTGCCACTCTCCGCGACGGTACACTTATGGTAATCATGTTACACTCTTACGTATGCAACAGCGCGACACGCCAGATGGATACGCGCACCTCTTCGGCGATGTCTACTGGAAGCGAAACACGTGGTCGGTGGTCTGCTTCGCCCTCTTTCTGGCGACCAGTCTGGTATCGTTCGAGTTGTTGGTCTCCATCTTCGACAATCAGGCGGCATGGCTCTTCCGCAACGACCCCAGCTTGTACCTCTGGCTTGGCGAGAACTACGGCGATTTCTGGTGGTTCTTCCTCTCGCTCGGGGCCTTAGGAGGGTTCCGGCTGAATCCTGATTTCGACGGGGAGTGACCTCGCCCCCGTGGGGTCATCGGTGCTGTGTCAGTCGGCCGTCGCGTCGCCAGTATCGGGCCGGAGTGGTGCCATCTGCTCCCACACTTGGTGGCAACTCCGGCAGAGTGTGATAAGATTGTCTTTAGAATTGCGCACCTCTGGGTCATCCACTTCCCTCGCTGGGGTGATGTGGTGAACGTGCAACTTCTCGGCAAATTCACTTTTATGCTCCGTCTGATCCATCCCGCACGATTGGCACTCCCGACCGTCACGCTCTCGGACGGCCTCTCGCTTCGCCCGGGTCCACCCCTTCCCGTATGGTGCGGGACCACCGCGCCACCGAGGGTTTGCTTCCCCGACCATATTCTCAGAAGCCCACTCCGAGTAACAATCCCAGTCGCAAAACGCCCGACTCGTCCGTTTTGCATTACCGTAGTGTTGTGTTGTCGACGCCCCGCAATTTGCGCAATCGCCTGTCGGTTTTCCGCCACACCAGTGGGGGCTGTCCTCTCCAGATTTGTGTTCTGATATCCACTCGCCGTAGCAATCTTGGCCGCAGAACAACCGCTCTTGGTTTTCAACACGGTGGGGGTACGTTCCAAACCGCCCTCCACACTGGGCGCACTCGGCATCCACTCGATCTCGGCGCTCCGATGACAAAACCTCAGTTGCGCATTTACGAGAGCAAAAGCGGCTCTCTTCCCTGGACTCCCTGACTTCATAGCATTCGCCACAAGCCTCACATTCGAGTTGTATCTTGGATTCGTACGCTTCCGCCATACACTCTTCTGAGCAGTATTTCCGATTTTGTGCTGTAGAAGGAGGGAATCTGGCCACGCCCCCACACTGGTCACACACCACCCCAACCCCACTGATACTCTCATCGTGCACCATCGTGTGGTGAGTTTTCATCGCGTTTTCGGTATCAAAACTTCCCCCGCACGTCGGGCATTCGTGTTCGCCCATCGTCCTCACTCCTCGCAGACAACCTCGCGGAGTTCTTTGAGGAGTTCTTCGTGGTGTTCTTTGAGCAGCTCAACATCCTCTGCAAGATTCTCGCCAATCCGGCGGCGAACGCGGGACACGGCTTGGTAGTGTCCACTATCAGTTACATCTCCAACTTGGGCGATCTGTTCCCGGTCCCTGTCTGTGGTCAGTGCCCGGCCGTCTGTGACGGGTGGGACTGATTCATCTTCTGGCATTGCAATGGTTTGTGTAGGCATTGCAGTTTAGAGTAACGTTCCGCCCACGTAAAATGGTGTTGGTATAAGGCAACGTTCCCGCATATCGCCACCTATAAGTTGCTCTATGGCGTAATGTGTTAGTAGGAACTCAGGGTGTGTCCGTTGCGGCCCGGTGCGCCTACACCGGACCTGGGTTCCAGAAGTGGACCAGAAACCCATGTCACAATTGACGCTCCCCGAACTTGAAGATTCGGGCACGGTTGCTGAATCGGACGATGACTGCCTCTGCGAAACGACCGATCTCGGTTGTTTCGAGCACTTCTCTGTGGACGATGAGTAGTGACCTGACCTCTCCCGCCGGGGCCGTCGTTGAAGGGCAGCCCATCGGCGTCGGGTGTCACGCGCTGTGTACGACCTGTGGCGAGGTGATCGAAGAGGGACAGGATGTGCAGGCATACCTGTACCGACCCGAAGACGCCAGTCAGTGGGATATCGGCATGGTGTCCTGTAACGGCTGGGACCGCGAACCCTGCCGGACGCTTGGCGTCGTGGAAATCTGGGCACGGGCTCGCGTCGGCGTCCTGTCCGATCAGACCACCCAACAGGCGCGGTACGTCCTGCACGCACCAGATGTGCTGGCCGTGTCGGAGAGTACGGACGGCGTCGATCCGGAGTAAGCAGGCGGTCCTGTCCCAGAAACCCATTACCTCTCTTCATACTTACTCACCAACACATCAAAATCATATCTATAATAATCCTGCCAGTCAGTCACCTGCGGCGTTTCATTCGTGATGATCGCGTCCTGGTTGGTGTCGCCGTTCGAGATGTTCGGATAGGTGAGTTCCGCGTCGATCGCGTTCTGGACACGATCGACGAGCGTGCCGAACGGGATGCCGTCCGTTCCGTCGGGATCGACGTGCCCGAACTCACTATGATGGAGTCCTTCAATCCGGACGCCGAGGACGACCTCCGTATCGTAGTCGGCCTCCGTTCCGATCACGTCCCGGCTCTGGTCGGCCGACCCGACACCGACGTACACTGCATTCTTGAGGTTGGCCTCCCGGTCGCGGATGTTGCCCTCGAGCAGCTCGGAGTCGTCGCGATCGACGCGTTCCAGCGCCACCGGGTCGCCGTTCGCGAGCGTGAAGTCCGAGACGGTGACTGTGTCGACGCGGTCGAGTACCCAGTCGCCTTCGGGATAGATCACGATAGTTCCCTCCGGAGCCAGTGCATCGCGTCGCGGACAGCGCGCGTCTCGCGAACGCCGGCGACTTCGACCTCTGGGAGAAACACGCGGTAGCCGTCGCCCTCGCGCTCGAACTCTTCGGCCACCCAGTCCGGTGGATCGTGGCGCTCCTCCCAGACGAATGAGAGGATCGGATCGCCCTCAATGGTGTGGTCCGAGGTGCCGAACTCAATGTATGGAAACGCCTCATGTGACCACCCAAAGCGGACGGTCAGCTGACCGTCGCCACGATCAACCTCAACGGGCTCCAGCGAGTCCAGAACTGACTGGACGTTGTAGTCGAAGTCCCGGGCGTAGCGTTCAAGGCGGCCGCGGACGAACTGGATTGCCGCGAAGATGATGGGCTCTCGCTTGCCGACCAGCTCATGCTCAACGCTGTCCAGCATGCTCTCGCGAAGATCCGCCTCAAAGTCGGCAGCGAGATTCATCCGCCTTCAACTCCCAGCAGCTCTTCTGCTTGCGACCGGAGTTCTTCTGCCTTTGTCTCGATGTTGTAGAGGGTTGCCTGTTGTGGGATTTCGATCACAGCTTCCTCTACCAAATCCGCGGCTGCCCTGAAGGCGACCGCCCGGCGGACAGTTCTCGGAATTCCGGAACGTCCGAAATCGTAATCCATGTACACGGCGTTGCTCAGGCTGGCGATGTCGTCATCCAGACTGTGGACGTCAAGGTACAGCTCGGAGACGCCACCGCTGTTGACCCGGGCCCAGTAGTCGTTGCCACGATTGGTGGTGCCGACACCGCCCGTGTAGTTGCTGTCGGCGACCCAGTCGTCGTACCCGCCGTCTTCGTTGACCACGTGCAGTTCGTTCAGCGCGTCGACATCCTTGCGCTCGAGGCGGATGCGCGTGTAGGCAGGGATGTCCTCGTCGACCGGTGGCTCCAGCGCGTTCGGGCCCCCCGTTGCGATCCGGATCTCTCGCTTTGGTTCACGGCGGTCACGCCGGCGGCGGTCGTGGCGCGGCCCGGCCTCCAGGAGCGCATCGCTGTTCGCTCGCGCCCGCCGGTCGCGCTCGCTGGCGCCGTGGACAAGCCCGCCGTGCGTCTGGATGTCGTGCTCGTCGTCGCGCGTCTTCGGCGACTGCGGGATCGTGATCGTCGACGCCTCTTTCAGGATGTTGTCACCAGTCTCGGCGTAGAAGTGTCGCTTGTAGGTCTTCTCCAGCCACCGCGTCTGCGACACGATCGCGTCGACGGCGATGTCGTTGTCCTGCGAGACGTCACCCGGAAGATCCTTTTCCCGGAGCGCCCGGCGGACGTCCTCAAGCGTGCAATAACCCTCAACCATGTCAGAATCCCTCGCTGACCGTGACGATGCCCTGTTGGCTGGTTACATCCGACCCACCGGCGAACGGTTCAGCCATCACCGCAACCGGCCGGTCGCGAATGAACGGGCTACTCCGGAACGATGTCGTGTTGGGTGCCACGCTCGTCCCCGGCACTCCGCCGCCGGATGTGCCCTCGGCAACGCTTCCGTCAAAAGCGATCCCCGTCGACGCGTCAACGGTGAGTGACTCGTTGACCTCAACGGCCGTTTCCGAACTGGAGACCGTGCTCCCAGCAAAGTCGCGCTCGGGCTGGGTCCAGTTCCCACTGGCACCCCCGCCTGTGACAGCAGGATTGACGATGAACCAGACATGGGCGTCGTTGTCTACCGAGATGGCGACATCACTGAGGTCCAGGCGCGTTCCGCCGCCGGCATCTGCCCGCCGCACTGCGACCAGACAGGTCGGCGAGGACACTGTCTTGGTCAAGTCAAAGCAGTGTGGGGTCCCGCGTTCGGGGGCCGCGTTTGTCCCGAATTGGGAGAATTGTCGTTCGGTAACGCGCATCGAGTCTGCCTCCGCCGTTCCGTCATTGGTAAGGCGGGCGAAGACCGGCTGGTTGAACTGCGTCAGAACATTTTCATCAGTGGGATGGAACACGAACGGGTAGATTTTCTCGACCGTTCCTCGGTTGGTCAAGTCGACGAACCAGGGTGCGAACCCGCCGCCACCGTAGAGGACGAAATCGACACCAAACAGTCCGAGGACGGGTGTCGCGATGTCGGCGCCACTGTCGCCCGTTCCGTCAAGCGGGTCCCGGCCGGTGACGACACCGGTCGCGTCGCCGTTTTCGTCGGTGACCGGTTCCTGAGAAACACCACTGTCCCACAGATTCTGGTCGATGGTCGTCGTGACGCCGCCCGTCTCGCGCTCAAACGAATACGTCCCGTCACTATCAAGATGCCACCGCAATTCGTCGTCGAAGGCATCACCGCCGTATCCCCACTCGGCAAAGCCGACCGGGTCGGACTCCTTTTCGATTTGCTGACCGATGGCGGCGGGGAGGCCGGCCGCGTACTCGCCGATTGACGCGGTTTCGATGGCTTGGGCATCGCTCCCGTCGGCGTCAGTCCCGACGGTAAACGCGCCTCCGGAAAACGACACGGACCCGTCGCCGGGCCGGACGTTCCGGAGGTCCGTGTCGGCTTGCGAGTTGTTTTCGAATTGGACCGCTACCTTCTCGGTTCGGATCGCCCCGTTAAGATTGAGCGGGGCGAACAGGTTGTCTCGGATCGCGTCGTCCAACGAGTCGAAACTCTGGATCATGGAATTGGAGTTACCCTCCACTCGCCATCAACGTGATCGTCGCCTGATCGCCGCCGGTGCCGGTGCCGGTCGAGCAGCGGATCCGCATCTCAGTCACGCCAGTCTCGAGAACGTCATCGTAGTCGGCGCTCCCGGAGTACTCCGAGGAGACGCTCTGGATCCACGATCCGGCGCGGGTGCGAGCGTCGACTTGGTAGGTCGCGGTGCCGTCGCCGCGGATGGCGAGTGACACGATCGACTTCCCTTGAAGTCGGAGTGAGACGTCGTTACCACTGTTTTCGATGTCGATCGTTTCCTCAGTCTCGGTGGGCATCCGTTAGTCCTCCCGCCGCTCGGCGACGGCGTCCTTGACCGTCTCGCTCGTCTCACCCTGCAGGATCTTCCCCAGGTGCTCGTCAACCTCACCGTCCAGCACTGCCTGCTCGCGGTCCTGGTAGTCTCGGTCGAGCCACTGTTCCTGATCGAAGCGGGTCGTCTCGGTACCGTCGTCGGCATCGTCGTCGACGCGCTCGAAGTCGCCGCGCTCTTCGCAGAGATACGCGGCCCCGTCTTCGGAGACGTCTGCCCGGTCGCCGAGTGCGAACTCCTGGTCAACCGAGCGCACGTACACCCGGCCAGGAGACGTCTTCTCGACGGTGGGCATGGTCATGCACTCCCGGTGGCGAGGACGGCCCAGCCGGTCGCCGAGCCGTCCGTGTTGATGAGGGTGGCTGTCCCACCCTGGCTGGTGATGTTCGCTGGCCCAGTACCGAGGAAGTCCCCGTCACTGAACGACAGCGTCGGCGTGTTCGACCCGCCGTTGTGGACGACCGTGACGACGTGACCCTCGCGCTCGTTGTTCGACAGGTCGACGTTGTTCGTCCCGTCAGGATTGATGCGGGTGAGGCGGGCATCCTCGCTGGGGGCGACCGCTGCGCCGTTGCCCGGCGACAGCTCCTCGGCGTACGACCCGCCGTCACCCTCGAAGTGATCGCGGATCCGGGCGTTGGTTGTAGGTTCAGTCATGTGGCCCTCCAGTTACGCGATGTTCGTGATGAGGACGCCAGCCTGCTGGTGCCCGATCTGGAAGTCCATCTGACCCTCGATCCAGTTGCGGCTGTGCAGCCGGTTCTCGTGGACCTTGTCCGTGTCGGTGGTCTGGTCGACCTCCATGTTCTCGTAGAGCCCGAACTTCAGGTTGTTCGGATCCGTGAACATGCCGTAGGAGTCCGGCCAGCCGTTGACCCCGATCAGGTCGTAGGAGAACGGCGTGATCTCGGAGTCCCCGAAGACGACAGCGCTGCCGAGTGCGTCCTCGCGTTCGGTCAGCGAGTAGACGTACTCCTGGACCTTGTCCGGGCTCAGGAGGAACGCTGCATTGTAGTCGTCGCTGTTGCGGAACCGGGAGTCCAGGGTCTGGATCGTGTCGTTGAACATCTTCGTGTCCGGCGGCGCCGACGACATGTCGTTGGTCGGCATCGAGGACGCGTCGGCGGTCGCCGTGTCCTCCAGGCCGATCCGCGTCGAGCTGCCGTCGTCGCTCTGGGTGTCGTCCTCGGCGCGGGCGATCCAGCCGTCCCAGGTGTCGTCGAGCGTCGACGACGTCACACTCGAGAACGAACTCTGGAGGTCGTCCGAGGAGGCCCCGGCGCGGATGCCGATCAGGCCAACGTCGTTGCCCCAGCGCTGGATGAACTGCTGGACGATGTAGTCGCCGAGGTTGTCCGGGCCCTGGTGGGTGTTCTTCAGCGCGTCCCGGTTGGGCTCGACCAGGATGTAGTAGCTCTTGTCGGTCGCGTTGAACTTGACGTGACCCGTGTCCGGCGAACTGTCGGAGGTCCGGCTGGTCTCCTCGGAGCGCTGGCCGCCCGAGAGCCGCGGCACGCCGAACTGCGGAACCTCCTGCTCAAGGCGCCGCAGCGTCATCGTGTCCGCCATTCCGAGGATGGTGACCTCCTTCTGCATCCGCTCGAGGAACTCCTCGGTGACATCCGACGGCAGCTGGAAGCCGTCGAGATCGCTGATGGTCACGTTTTTCGTGAACGCTGCACTCTGCTCGTTCTGCTGCCGCACTGCGTCGATGGTGTTAGTACTCATCTCGTGGTCACCTCGTTAGGAGAGGGCCTTCCCCAGGCCCTCGAGACCGCCCTCGTCGTCGCCGTCGTCGCTGTTCTCGCGAACCTGCTGGCTCGTCGCCCCGGCGCCGCTCTGCTTGCCGATCGCGTCGATCCGCCGGCCCTGGGCCTCGACCTCGCTCTTCAGCGACTCGATCGCGTCCGCGACGTCCACGCCGGCGTCCTCGTCGACGCCGAGCGCGGACTTGACCTGCTCCTCGGGGACCTCGTAGGTCTCGCCGCCGATCTCGATCTCGGCGGTCTTGGGCCGCGGGCCCGCGAGTGTCTCGGTCAGTTCCGTGACCGCCTCGCTCTGCTGCTCGACGGCCTGAGTCAGTTCCTTGATCTGTTCTGCGTTCTGCTCGGCGAGGGACTTGTCGCCCCCGCCGTCGTCGGTGTTGTCGTTGCTCATGTCTGTGGCATCCGAGGTGTCGCCCTCGGGGGCGTCCTTGTCAGTCGATTCCCCGGCTTCGTCGTCATCGCCAGCGGTGTGCTCGTCCGTTCCGCGAGGGTCCTGAACGGGCGTCTCCGCGGTGGATGCTCCGGCCTCGTCACCCGTCAGCGCGGAGAGGAACGCCTTCGCGGCCTGCGCGAGCCGCGACTGCTTGCCCGGCTGGGCGGCGCCGTCCTCCTCGACGGCCTCGTTGAGGACGTCCCAGAGGCGCTCGGCTTCGGCCTCGGTGTGGCCCCGCTCCATCGCCTCCTCGATGAAGGCGTCCTGGTTGCCGACGTGCTCGGCGAGGCGCTTGGTGACGTCCGCCTTCGCCTCGAGAATCTGCGCGTCGGGCACGGCGGGGATGTCCACCGCGGATACCTCGCGGATGATCCCGTCGACCAGCTCCCAGACCATCTCGTCGTCCGGGATCTCCGACGTGTCGACGTCGTCGACCTCCTCGGGTTCGAACGGGCCGTCCCAGTCGACCTGGATGGCGCCGATCGAGTAGCCCGAGAGGATATCCTCGTCGATCAGTTCCGCGAGCTCGGTGTTGGTGATGCCCCAGCGCTGGACCCACGCGCCGGCGTCGACGGTCTGCCCGCCGATGTCTTCGCTCTCGTCGAGGACCTCGTTGCGCGTGAGGTCCATCCAGCCGTCCGGCCAGACCGCGTGCATGATGCCGCCACTGGCCTGGCCGGCCTCCGCGAACGTCTCGAACTGCTCGGCGAACGCGCGGATGGTGTCCTCGCGCGCGAAATCGTTCTGGAGATCGGCCTTCGACGGTACCATGACGATGCCCGCCGCCTCCAGTTCGTACTCGTCACTGTCCTTCGTCGCGACGAACTCGACGTCTTTCCGGAAGGCCGACCCGCCTGCCTTCGTCACCGGTGGCATGCGTCAGCCCTCCTCGTCACTGTCGTCATCTGCGCGGTCGGATTCAGCGTCGGCGTCCTTCATTTTGTCAAGCTCCTTGGCTCGACCGGTCGAGAGGACGCCGCGCTTCTCGCCGCGCTTTGGTGTCTGTTTGCTCATGTGTGTGGTCGAAAAGTCCGTGTCGCCCGGCCGAACCTCGCTTGCGCGGGGAGTCGGGCGCTCCCGCGCTGACGGTCATCGGCGAAACTGATGGATTTATGTCACCACTGCCAGTTTGCAATCAATATGGGAGAACTCGCATGTCCAGATTGTGAGTCCAAGGAGTGGATATCAGTTGAAGAGGGAGAAGACCGTTTTCGAGCGAAATGCGCTGGTTGCGGACGAATTCACAAGCTCTGGAAAAGTTTTGACCAGTTGTAACATCCATTTCACATAGGAATATCGTCCGGTACGTCACCGGGATCCGGCGTCGGACCCTCCGGAAGCCGATCGTGGAAGTTCGTGATCTCGATGTACGGATACTCGAGGCGGATGCTGTCGTAGTGGTAGCCGCCGTGGCTGCCGGCACTGGTCAGCGCCGACCACTCCGTCGACGGGATGTCGACGTACGCGTACAGTGAGTTGGGGCCGTCTGCCCGGATAAACGAGAGGTACAGTTCCTGCTCCTCGAAGTCGTACAGTCCCTCGTCAAGATTCGAACTGGCGAACTGCATCTGCTCGATCTCCTTCTCGGCCAGCTCGGCGCGGACGGCGTCCCAGTCGCGCTCGCCGATCTTGTTCTCCGACGGGGGCGCCTGTGCGTTGAGCGCTGCCTCCGACCCGCCCCCTTCCTCGTCACCGCCAGGCCCGCCGGCGAACTGTGCCTCAAACTCGGCCAGCGTCATCTCGCCGACTGGTGGGCCGAGTGGATCCAAGCCGAGTTCCGACCGAGCTTCGTCGACGGTCCCGACGCCGGCAAGCCGCATCGCCCGGACCCGCTGCTCGGCCATCTGGGCCTCCTCCTTGGGTTGGTCGGCGCCGCGGAGGTCGTACTCGAGCGTCCAGTCCGTGACGCCGAACGCCTGCTGGTGGATGATCTGATAGAAGCGCTCGGCCAGTTTGTGCTGCTCCGGGGCGACGACGTTTCGGGCGAAGTCCCGGACCTGCTCCTCGGAGTTGCTTCGGTTCGACGTCTCGGTCACGCCGATCAGGATCGGCGGCACTTCGTGGACTTTCGCGATCTCGTGCTCGTTCTTCTTGCGGAACTCCCGGAAGTCCATCTCCTCGCTGATGCCCTGACCCAGCGGCTCCAGCTCGATCTCGACGTCGTCGTCAAGGTTTTTCGCCTCGAACTTCTCGACCTCGAGGAGGACCGTTCGGTGCTTCTCCTCGCGAAGGCCGTGCAGCATCTTCCGGAGGTCCTTCTTGGACTCCTCGGTCAACTCCCCGCCGGTCACTTTGATCGCGAACCGCGGGATGGTGTCGTTGTCGAAAAAGTCTCGGTTGTATGACTTCGCCGCCTCGTCGCCGGCGATCGTCCGGATGGCGCTGACCCAGTTGGGGATGCCGTAGTCTTGCTCGAGCGGGCTCGGATTGCGGATGAAGATCAGTTCGTTCGCCGGCCCATTTGGCAGGCTGCGGGCGTCGCGGGCGACCTCGCCAGTCTCGCGATCGACGAAGATCGGTTCCTCGTCGTTGTCGTCAACCGAGTAGGAGACTATCGGCGGCTCGTCCTCGCCAGTCTCTTGAATGGTGACGGCCATCCCCCGGTAGCGGTCGGCCGCCTCGCCGAAGTAGCGGCGCTTGCCGCCACGCCTCTGGACGTAGCCCCGACTGGCGAGGTTGCTGACGTCCGGGCTGACGAAGGTTCCCTCCTCGGGGTGGCGGGGCTGATCGAACTCGCTCTGTGGCTTCCGAACGCGAACCGTGTTCGCAGGGACGTGTGCCAGCCCGATCGGCCGGCCGGCGTTGTCGGTCAGGATCTCGATGCAGGCCCACCCGATGCCGTGGTAGTCCTGCCGGGCCAGCTCCTTGACCTCCTCGGGCGTCGTCGGCTCGGCGGAGTTGTGCGGTCCCGTCTGCCAGCGTGAGTCTCGGGATCGCCAGAAGGCCCGGAGCAGATCGCGCTCAGTGTCGTCTGCCTCCTCGCGGTCGAGGCCGCCTTGGGGGATGAGTCCGAAGCCGTACCCGACCTCCCAGCGGGACTTCTTGCGGATCGACGTCGCGTGCGTTTCGTTGAGCTCCTGAAACGACGCCAGCCGGTCGGGGTTGTACGGCGGCGTGATGCCGAGGCTCATCGACTGCACACGGTCGTCGGCCAGCTGCTGGCTGGTCGGTGACTTCGCGAGGGTGGCGTTGCCGCCCATCCCCTCGACGTTGACCGATACCTTCGTATCGTCGTCGGGATCGCTACTCATAGGTATGAAATGCCGGTGCCGTCCGCGTCCTCAGCATCGTCAAGCGCGCCCATGCCCTCGAGCCGGCGGATGCCCTGCTCGGCCATGTACCACGCCGCGATCAGGTCCGGGGTGTGGCCCTCCAGCCGACCGTCCGTCAGCGTCAGCGACAGCGCTGCCTGGATGAAGTCCTCCGTCGGGCCGTGGCCGCGGTAAAACTGGATTGAGCCGTTCTCGACGAGGCGACGCAGTCGAGGGATACCGTTCTCCCAGCTGTGTTTCTGGCCCGTCGTCGGGATCCCGGTCACCTTCGCCCGTAGCGCTGGCGAGAATTCGATCGCGTCGTTGACCACGTACTGCTGCATCCCGTTGTCCTCGATCACCACAGCCGCCGGGTCGTAGCGATCGTCCAGGTCCGCGAGTATCGCCTTGACCTGGCTGGGCTTCATGCCCTGCTCGGCATGGGCGTCGAGCAGCGTCCGTCGGCCGTCCCGCTGGACGTGGAGTGCGACGAATGCCGCGTCGTCGCCGGTCGGAGACTGGGCGGGGTCGTGGGCGACGATCGTCGCGCTGCCGGTGCCGGGCGTGATCTGCTCGGGTGGGGATTGGCCGCGGATCGAACAGCCCCCGTTCTCGACCAGCTCGTCGACGTCGGCTTTCTCGATGAGGTTACCGCTGGCCCCCTGGATGGTTAGCGTGTACTCGCGCCAGAAGAGGTAGTCCGCCATCTTCGACCGCTTGTCGGCCAGCCATTCGGGGCCGCGCGCTTCCGGCCAGAGCACTTGCAGTGTCTCGCCTTCCTGCCAGGGATCCGCGACCGCGGTGTAGTACTCGGGATCCGGCCGGCGAGCCTGCCAGTCATCAGCGTCGCGGAACTCCTGGTCCCAGACGTCGAGGATCGCCGGGAACTCCCGCAGCGCGTAGCCCTCGTAGCTGCGGTAGTGACTGTAGATGTCGTCCGGGCGTTTGCGCGTCCCGACCATCACTGTCCGACCGTCGTCTTTCACCATCGGCTGCGTGACGCCGTCGACCCAGTTGATGACTTCCTGGGTGTCGCCGTCGCCTTTCTCCTTGATGATGTCGTCGAGGATGAGCAGGTGGGCCCGGGAGCCTTCGATCCCGCCGTTGAGCCAGCCCGTCGACAGGCTGGCGCCGTTCGCGAACACCTTCGTCTTCTTCGAGTCCTCCTCGCGAGTCTTGTTGAGGTTGACCAGCCACGGATTCCGCTCGATGAAGCGATTGAGTTCCCGGTCTGCCTTCTCGTAAGCCTGCTCCTGCGTGTTCATCGCCCAGATCGCCCGGAACCCTGGCTTGTACTCGAGGCAGGCGATCAGATAGGCCGTGACGATCGTCGTCTTCAGCCCGTCGCGATGACACAGCAGGACGAGGTCGCCGTCGACGTCAGCCTCGCCGCCCAGGTGCCGGACCCACTCGCTGTGGTGATCGGCCAACGGAGCCCACGCGTCCGGCTCGGCGGCCATGTACCCCTGCGTGAGCTTGTTCGCAAACTCCAGCCAGCAGCCGTGTTCGAAGGGGTTGAACGCGGCGCGGATCTCCGGCTGCGAAAGTTCGACTTCTTCGCCGCCGGCGTCGGTGGATGGCGTGCTACTCATCTGTCGTCCCTTCCTGGAGTGTTGCCTCTCGAACGATTGCGGCGGTCTCCTCGTCCATTGAGACCGTCGACGTGTTCTCAAGGCCACCACTCAGTTCGAGCTCGTCCGCCGGCGCGATGCCGAACGTGTCGCAGATGGATTCGTACCGGCGAAGGAATCGCTCGTCACCCGCCCGCCGGAACTGCTCAAGGGCGATCGCGGCGACGAGGCGGGCCTGGGCCTGGGCGCCTTCGACGTCGCTGAGGATCTCCTGGGCCTGCTCAACCCGCTCAATCTCCTGATCGGTAAGGAAGTCCTCAACGAACGACTCTGAGTATGCACCGTGTGTGGCCCCCCAGTCGTTGCCCTCGTGTGAAGAGCCATCAGGAGAGGTGCCTCGACAGTGGCGGCACTTTCCGGAATTGAAATCTGTCCCCCAGCCAGCGGGTAAACCGCACTCTCCGCCCTTACCTCCGTGGTCGCCGCATTCGTCATCGTAGTTGCGTTCCGCCATGAGGTGTTTCGTCAAAACGGGTCGTCGGCGGTGGTGCGTGGTCGCGCCGGCCCGTACTTCTCGGCCGTACGGCGGTCGACAGCGCGATCGTTCTCGTGAGCCCGGCTGTGATGGCACCGCCGGCAGCGTGGCGAGAGGTTGTCCGGATCGTTGTTCCCTCGCTGCTCGTCGACGTGGTGCCACTCGACGTCGTCGGTCGGACGGCCACAACAGGCACACCCGGTCATAACAGCTGGCCCTCGCAACACCGTCTGCAGAGCGTGACTGTCTCACCGATACCGAACTCGTGGACAAGCGGGGAATCACTCGTCTTCAGAAACGATTCACGGAACTCGCCCATGAACGGCGGCGCCCGATCGTATTGAGTTCTACAGTGATCGCAAGTAAATGTGTATCCCATCAGTCAGTCCTCTGTGAGTGGCCCCTCCTTGACGAAGGGTCGTGCGTCATCTTTCCTCCGAGGCGGAAACTCCGCCGTTCACGGCGGGCGTAGCTTACGGGACGAAAATCGCCGGCTGTGCTTGTGGGATGTACAGATAGACCAGCCGAGCGCGAACCGAACACTGCGTGATCGTCTCGGTGTACGTCTCGCCGTCGGCGTCCGTACAGAACAGCTCGAAGCCCGTGACATCGCCCGGCAGGTCGGACTCGTCGAAGGGGTTTCGATGGAGTTTGATCTTCCAGCGATCCGGTACATCGTCCCGTTCGTCGGGATAGACCTGGCCGGCTGTGAACCGGTGATGAGGCTTGCTCTCGGGATCGCCACCATCCCAGATGTCACACTTGGCGATGGTGGTCGAGGATGTATCGGGCATGGTGCCGTACTGGGGCGTCGGCTGGATGGACTGGTGCATGGGTCAGTCGTGCAGTGCGATGGCGATGACGAGGTATGTCGCTAAGCCGGCAGCGATAAACGCCACGCCAACGGGATGCGGGGCAAGGAGCAGTCCGATAATCGTCAGCGCCGCCGCGGCGGTTGTGGCGAGGGTCGCCCGGGCCTGGGCGTCAGTCATCGCTCAGTCGGTCTTTCGCTTCGTCGACGGTCTCAAGTGCCGACTGTGTCCCCTCGTCAACATCCGCGTCACCGAACGTCTCGCGGGCCGTCAGCCAGTACAGAAGGCCCAAGCCGGCCAGCACGCCGAGGATGGCCAGCATCTGGGTCTGTGGGTCCAGACCGATGCGCGGCGTCGTCAGCTCGCCATGGAGGCCCAAGCGGACGGCGTAGGTGCTGATGGCGACGGCAACAGCCAACAGCGGTACCAACAGCGTCGCCCAGATAATGGCGACGACAGCGTTGCGAAGCAGTGGGTGGACGTCGCTACTCATCGTCGTCCCTCCAGTCGATCGTGATGACCCAAGCGCGGTCGATCGCCGCCTTAACGTCGTCGTCCTGGATGCCCTGGGCTGTCTCCTCGTCAACCGGCCACGCGCTGTTGATCGCCGCCTTAACGTCGTCGTCGCTACTCATCGTCGTCCCCCAGCGTGATCGTGATTGGATCGAGCTTGTCCAGCCAGTGCTTTGCTTCGATCCGCCAGGCGCGACCGACAATCGCGAAGATCAACGCCGTCAGCGAGTACAGCAGCAGTGGCGAGGGATCGGCGGCGGTCAGATCCAACACCAGCACCACCCACACGCCCAGCAGGATGAGTAACACTGCCTTTGCGAATCGGGACACGCCGCCGTTGGTCATTGGGTTGAAAATTCTCCCGAGGCAGTACGCCTCAAAACTGAGTCGGTCGAGCAACACATTCACTCACCTCGGAGTCTCGTGCCAGCCCACACGCCGATGAGAGCGCCGGCGATTGCGGCGTGGGGCTCTTCGCGAAGGGCGCTGCGGATGGGCTTCGACCAGCCGACGACAAGGCCTGCAGCAAGGCCGATCAGCAGCGCGTGCCACTCCCGAAACGTCGAGAGTGGGCCGTTGAACGCCAGTGCGTGTTCAGAACTCATGCATGAAGGTCGCGCGGGGGGATTCGAACGCCCCCGCAGCCGGGTATCCGGCTGTCCGAGCCAGGCGCGACAAGCCGCCGTGGGAGCACGGGTGGGGTGAGATGTAAGCTCGCGACGAGTGGATCGAACGTTGCCAGAGTGCGATGTTTTGTGCTCTGGTGATGGCACGATGAACCGAGCGGGCTCCCGACGACGGCCGCGGGGCTAACGCCCCCTGCGGGTGCTGGTGGCTGACGCGATCAGTCCGCCGTCGCGCCGCTGGGTGAGACGTTCGGCGTCGGCGATTCCAGTGAGTGTGCCGTCGCGACGGCCAGGATCTCGGCATCGTAGCCCGTGTTGTCGGGCTCGCGTTTGAGTGTGGTCAGCGCCTCAGCGAAGTCCGACCCGACACACCAGTACCGCGTCTTGCGGTTGAGGTACGCGATGATGCGCTTGCCCCGGTTTGTGAGTGTCTCCAAGCCAACGCTGTGGGCGCTACTGGCGGATACTTCCGTCCCGCAGTCTCGGCAGAAACAGGTGCCAAAGCGGCGGTTGCCCTCGTGTTCGTCCCACGGCGTGTGTTCCTGGCTGCCGTGTTCAGTGCGCTCATAGTGGCCCGTGATCTCCATGCGAAGCGGCTGGCCGTCCGAGAGCAAGCGGCGGCCGGAGGTGTCGAGTGTTTTCGTTTTCGTCTCGCCGATGGATTTGACCTGCTGAAAACAGTGGTCGCAGAGTTCGCGGTTGTGGAGGATCTGTTCGCGAAACACGGCGATTGACTGGCGATCCGGTCGGTCGAGGTCGTCTGGAAAGGAGAGTTGTGACAGGTGCATCTGTTGGCTCGGACCGGGGTGCCCCGATCGCAGGTCTCGGGCGCGTGGGTGCACTGCTACGGACTGGACTGTTAGTGGTATGTACAACGGCCAAACGCGGTATCAATTATATGGATACCGGACGAGATTTCAGACGGTGTCGAAGTACTTCCGCCGCGGATCGTCGTCCTCAAACCCGTCGCGAATGAGGTCCCGGTCTGTGAGGGTTTCCGTGGCGTGGCGGATTCCCCGCGTTGAGTAGCCCGTCCGGTGCTGGAGGTCCGTGACAGTCAGCGGACTGTCAGCGCGGTCAAGTTCGCGGTAGACGAACCGCGCCGACGGAGGCAGATCGTGAACTGTCGTAGGGAGTGAGTCAGTCATGGAACGCCGACGAGTTTGAAGCGAGTGATACGATCGCACTGCGAGCAGCCCGTCCGGAGTGTCCGCGGGAGTGCCCGTGGTGACTCGGGAATAGTCTTGCGCCGACGACACTGGAGACAGTAGACGCGAGCGATGCCCGTTCGACCGTCGTTTGATTTGTTCGTTTGCATTGAGAGGTCCGTTCTGACAGGTGTCGTCAGAACGTCCGAAGGTGTTTCCGTCAGAAAACCGCCGCAGAGCGCCGCAGAGCGCTCTGCTGTCGGGTTACCTGACTCTAACGCTACGCCCTAACACAACTCCACTTTCATCACGCTAAACCAGAGTTGTCTCAGGCGGGGGCTTTCCCCGGGCATTCTGACAGTCACCCCCGTTCCCCTTCTGACGACAGCTGTCAGAACGGTCCTGGCCCATCATGCCGATCCCTCCTCAAAGACGAGGACGTGTTTCCCCTCGTCAGCGGTCCCGTCGCGTAACGCGATTGTCTTGCCCGACCACTCGTCGATCAGCTGCATCGCCCGGTAGACCTGCTTCCACGATAAACTCTCACCGCGGGCGTCTTCGAGACGCGTCTTCAGGTCGTGGCCTTTCGCAGCGAGCCGGCGTTCTGGACCGTCGTTGTGTGCATCGTTCCGAGTCGTTCCCCACCGATCCCAGTTTTGCAGGAGTTCGCGCGCCCGGTACATCCGCTGGGTCGGCCGGTCGCTCACCGCTTCGGGACCGTGGCGCAACAAGAGACTCAACCGGGAGTACTCCGCAGTCTCCTCGCTGCCGGCCTCGGCGATCTGGACCGCCGCCGACGGCTCGACATCCAGTTCGTTCTCCAGGGCACTCACCCGCCGGGCAAGTTTCGACCGTTCGTGATGCAGTGTGTCGACGTCTTGGCGTTGCTGGCTGCGGAGGTCCTTCTCGGTCTCGTTTACCCCGCGCCGGATCGCGGCGCGATCCTTGGCGGCGTGTTCCCTCACCTCCTTAAGTTCAGCTTGGAGGTCTTCGACGGTCGCCGAGAGCTCGACAATCGTCTCGATCAACTGGTCGCGATCCATCGCCTCCAGCTCGGCGCGGGAGAGGCCGGCGGACATCAACGGTCACCCCCTTCTTGGTCAGCTTTCGGCTCTACTGACCGCTTCTGACCATCGATTTTCCCAAGTGCTGTTCTGAGGGCAGACGCTTCGTCCGAGTTGAAGTAAAGTTCTGAGCAACTCGTAAAGATGGTCATATCGCCACCCGGATATTCCTGAATAACAACAACTTGCCCACTACCAGCGTCTACCTCCTCCTCACGATATTCGTTTGTGTGTTCAGTACCGTCCGACATCTACGCAGCACCTCCCTGAAAGTCCGAGAGATTCCGCTGCTGAATCTTCCCAGACTTTCGCCACATGAGGTAGCAACCGAGATCGACGGGGCCGAAGCGAGTCTCGACTGACTCTCCAGATACGGTCGCGCCGCAGCGGGCACACTCGTACTCGTTGACGTTCTCGTCGAGCCAGTTGATGTAATCCTCTCGGCTGTCGAAGGGGTCGAATCGTTCGGTTTCGCTCTCAGACTGTTCACTCATCGCTTGATTTCTCCGTTTTCGCGCTACTGGTGGGTGCTTCGATGCTCCCCACTGCGATTAACCAGACGACGAACAATGTGATGGTGCCAACTAACCAGCCAATTACAAATGTGAGGACTGGATTCCGATACCAAGGGGTCATTGCGACCCCTCCGTTGAGCGGTCGGCTCCCGGCTGTACGTCGCAGTCATCAAGATCCTCGTAGCTCGTCCAGTCATGCGTCCCAAATAACTCATCAGCACACCGCTTACAACAACGGATTATCTTAGTCCCTCCGTCCTCTCGGGCGATTGTACAGATGCCATTGTGGTCATTGATCTCGTCGCCACGGTAGTCGAGAAGGCGGCAGAGTTGACACTCACTTTCAGGTGGGAATCGCTTGGTATCGCTCGTAGACCCGTCACTCATCGGTCTGCCCTCCGTTAGTTCCCGTGCGTACTGAACGCCCGAACTCCTCTTGTGACATGTCCGTCTCTAATTCGAGGCCGACCTGATCGGTGAGCGCCCACCGGAAAACTTCGAGGGTGAAACTGTCGTCGTCTGTCCGTTCTAACGCCGCTTCTCCCGGCCCAGTTCCGATAACAACGTACTCTTGACCGTCGAATTTCAGCCGGTCACCTAACTCCAAGTCGTCGGGCCAGACGCGCTCAGTATCGTTCATAAACGTCCACCTCCCCGTTGACCTCAACCTCAAACATCTGCCAAGCGACGGGATGGGGCGGGATGGTCGTCTGCCGACACTGTGCTACCATCCCCTTTGCTTGTTCTTTGTCAGTCCATACGCCCTCAATATGTGGATGGGGGTCGCCGTCATAGTTCGCAGCGACCACGTAGACGGTATCCGACTTCGGTTCTTCAGGCGGGCTAATCAACAACCCAGATTGGTACGTATCGTCCTCAGACATCGCCAATCACCTCGCTGGCGGTCGGCTGGTAGCCGCAGAACTGCGACGGACACTCGACGAGCACGTCGCAGTGGACGATCGTCCCGCAGGCCGGGCAGCGCCCGAGGTCGGGGCGGATCGTCATGCTGATCCCCTCCTTCGATACCGCGGATCGGTCCAAGTGTCGTCGAACGTGGTCCGATAATACCGGCAGGTGTCACACCGATCATCGCACACGTAGATCGCTTCCTCGTGGCAGATTTGGTAGTAGACCTCGCCGACGACCTCGGGACACAGCGGAGTCTCGTGCAGCGTGTTGTCGTGATCGGTGAGGTACATCGGCGGGAACCGGTAGTGGTTGAGGAACTCCATAATCGCCTCGCCGATGCCCTCATCGCCGATCCGATCGTTCTGTGGGTGGAGGGACTCGCTCACACCGACCACCCAAAGTCGTCGAGTGTGGTCTGCCCATCGGTATCTGGCCGGCGCTCGTCGGGCGTCTGCGGCGGCTGGGGGACGTTCTCCGCCACGATCTCGCCGGTCTCCTCGTCGTCGACGACGTCGACCGTTTCGCCGTCGTCGCTACGCCACGCCGGCGCGTCGGAGATGTGCTGGACAGTGCCGTCCAGCGGTTCGCCATCGTGGGAGTGCCCGGTCATGTCGACTCCCCTCCCGGACTCTCGGCCGGCGTCGCATAGACGGTCGTCCCACACTCCCGACAGCGCAGCCGGCGACTGTGATTGACGCCGACGGTCGTGGCGGCGACGCGGAAGGTCTGGGAGACGGTCCGATCACAGGACCCGCGACAGGGCGCCGCGAACACGGTCTCGTAGGGCGCGTCGCTGTAGGTGCGCCCGCTCATATGCCGACCTCCTTGAGCTTCCCACAGACGTTGCAGACCAAGACTGTGCCGTCGGCCTGGTTAACGCGCTGACGCAGCCCCTCTTGGGAGATGTCCTTGTCGATGCGACCTTCCGAGATGAAGTGCTTTGCGTTGGCCTTCGAGACCTGCGAGTGCATCCGCTCCCACTTTTGCGTCCGGCGTTCGGCGGCAACGTCGGGGGCACAGTCACAGTCAGCTCGCCATTGCCGAGCGCCGCTATGCATCGGCGACCACCCCTGCACTTCTTATTGCGTCATTGGGTGTACAGCCGGCGCTACGGGAGGTAGATGCCGGGGCCCGGGGGTGGGACCCTAAACATATCGCAGTAGTCCGGACGCGGGAATTGAACCCGCCTCTTGGGCACCACAAGCCCAAAGGATGCC